GACTGAACGGTTCATCGACTACTGGGGCGGCAAGGGCGGCGTCGCAGGAACCAAGGTCGACTGGGTTGCCACCTGGCGCAACTGGATGCGCCGCGCCCAAGATGACCAAGCCCACGCCAACGGCCACAAACCATCAACCACCGACCAACGGGTCGCCGCCGGACTCGCCCTCGTCGCCGAACTGGAAGCCCAGCAACCCAAAGAACTCAACCCATGACGCCCGCCGACGCAGCCCGCGTCCTAACCAAAGCCGCCGCGTTCGACCAACGCACAGTCGGCGCCGCCGACGCCATCGTCTGGGCCGAAGCCCTCGACGAAATCGGTGTTGACGACGCTCTCGAGGCAGTCACCCGCCACTACCGGGGCCAGACCGACCGGCTCATGCCCGCCCACGTCCGCCGCCACGTCGAGCAGATGCGCCGCGACCGCACCCGGGTCGCAGTCGCCGCCGCCGACAAGCGCGAGTGTCAGCACGGCCAGCCCGGCGGGTCCACACTGCACCCGACGACCGGGCTGCCGCTGTGCGCCCTCTGCCGGACAGCAGCGGGCAGAGCGGAGGCAACCCGTGCCTGACCCGACGCAGACCATCACCCGCACCGAAGCCGACTGGACCATGGACGGTCGAGCCATGCTCGGCCACGAAATCCTCGACCTTGCGACCACTCCGGCCGACACCAAAATGGGCGTCAACGGGTTCGTTTTCACCGGCTGGTTCGCCTGGCAACTCGGCATCGACAGCTACTGGCAGGGCAAAATCCTGCGGCCGTTGATGGCCCGGATGGCCGCGTTCGGCGTACTCGTCAAGGCCGGCCAAACCGAGCTCGGCGGTAGGTGCGGCGGGTACTCCGGCAGCCCGTGCTACTGGCGCCTCGACATCGACCGGCACGAAGCCCACGAACGTTGGGCTGACATCGTCCAGCGACGCGGTTGGTGGAGCGGACGATGACCCGGACGAGCCGTGACACAGCAGCCAAGCCCAGGTCGGAGTCACGCCAGCGGCCGATGCTGGTCGGCGTACGGCTCACCGGGCCGGAGCACGCGTGGCTGGTTGAGCGCGCCGCATGCGCCGGCGTGACGGTGCCCACGCTGTTGCGCAGGGCCGCGCTGCAGCAATACCACGCCAAAGGCAGGCCCGCTAACCACCCCGTCCAGACCACCGCCCACCCGGGCGGCGGAACCAACGCCGAAGCCCTCCAGTGACCGGTCAATCTTTACCGCCGGCCACGTCAGCGAGGGGCGCAGAGTGCCTTCGGCCAACCAACAGGAGAACCGTGATACGAACCACGAGCCGAGCCGCACTACTGCTGCTCGCCGTCATCGTCGCCACGCTCACCGCCACACCAGCACACGCACAACCCGTCAAACCCAAGGACCGCCACGGCGTCATCGAGATGACCGTCCGCACCTGCGGCAACGCCAGCACATGGCCGGCACAGGCCGCCGCCAACGGCATCACCGCCGCCAACGACTACCTCGTGCTACGCGGCCGCACCTACGACATCGACTGCACCCGCAGCGCGACAACAGCGCGGCCGCCGCAACAGCAAGCCTCACGCAGCGCCGTACGGGCGCCGTTGTCCAAGGTGGACACCGTCCTCCGCTACGCCAAGGCACAACTCGGCGACCGCTACGTCTGGGCACAAGACGGACCCAACAGCTTCGACTGCTCCGGCCTCGTCCTCGCCGCCTACCGGCAGGTCGGCATCCAGCTGCCCCACCAGACCAGGTCGATGCTCGCCCACGGACGCAAGATCGCCAAAGCAGACCTGATCCCCGGCGACGTCGTGTGGCTACAGCCCCAGCGCGGCACCAAGGGCCACGTCGGCCTTTACCTCGGCGGCGACCAGGTCGTCGAAGCGTCCTCGTCCAAGCGTGCCGTGGTGATCCGGGCGCTCGGCAACCGGTACTGGACCGCACGCCGACTCCTGTAACCCAGACCGGGTGCGGCCCCGCCCATACGGGGCCGCACCCCCCCACCGGAAGGACACCCATGGCCGTACGACGTCAAAGCCGCCCCACACCAAACACGACGCCCACCACCAAGCCCTGCGTGTGCCGCGACGGCAAGCTCCTCACCGAGCAGGTCGACCCCTACACCTACGCGCGCCACACCCCATGACCCGAGCACCCCGCACCTGGAAGCCCTCACCCGACGAGTGGCGCACCACACCACGCCCCCTCGGGTGGAAAGCCACCTGCGCACGCATCCAACGCAGAGACCACCACCGCTGCACCTGGATCGAAGGCCCACGCAACGGAGGATGGCCCCTCGACGAACATGGCCCCATCCCAGAAAACCACCCCTACAAAGCAACCTCCCCCCACCGATGCGACACCCCCTCCACCGACACCGACCACGCCCGCCGCAACGACGACCACCGCCACGAAGCCCTCCGCGCCCTATGCGAGGCCCACCACCGACGCCGCACAGGACAACAGGGAGCAGCAGCCCGCAACCAACACACCCGCCTCCGTCCCATCGACACCCAGCACCCAGGAAGCAAGACATGACCACCACGAACTCGACTAGCCACGACCCCACCCGAACCGAACCGAAGGGGGTGGGGAGGGCCCCCCCGAGGGGGTCAGGCACGCGGCGGGGGTTAGAGCCTGCCAGGCTGTGCGGATCAAGAACGGGGGTCGGGGGTTGTGGCGGTAAGTGGTGCTAAGCCGAAGCCTCCGGGGCAGGCGGTGACTCAGCATCCGCAGGCGTTCGACTGGACGCTCGTGCCTGACGCGCCGTTTGTCGGCGGCCCGGCGTTGGGGTATCGGCGACCGGCGTGGCCGGCCGCGACGAGGCGTTGGTGGTCGGTCGTGTCGACGATGCCGCACTGTTCGCTGTGGTCGCGGGCTGATTGGCAATTCGCGCTGGACACGGCGGAGGTGCATGCCCGGTTCGTCGCCGGCGGTGGGGCGACCGAGCTCCGCATCCGGGAGAAACTGCTCGGTGTCACGCTCGATGCTCGGCGCGATCTGCGGATCCGCTACGTCCAGGCGGCCGAGGGCGTCGCCGGCGACGCCGAGGCCCCGGCGAACGTTCTTAACCTCGATGACTTCCGCGATCTCTGACGTCGAGCTCCTGCCGGGTTACTACTTGGACCGGTGGAAGGGCACTGGCGCCTGGTGCACGCTGCCATGGCCGACGGATGCGGTCGACCGGGCGGCGTTGCTGCGGCGTTCGATCGGGCCGCTGCTCATTAAGTGGGCGCATGGTGAGCTCGTCGACAGCCATGGGCCGGGGCTGATTCACCCGATCACCGGGCAGCCGTGGCGGTTCACGCCGGGTCAGCAGCGCTACATGATCCGCTGGTATGAGTACGATCCCGAGACTGGCCGGTGGGTGTGGCGTCGTGGGGTGAAGCGGGGCGCCAAGGGCACCGGCAAGGACCCGTTCGGCGGGGCGTTGTGTGACTGCGAGTTCATCGGGCCGGCCCATCTGGTGTACCGCGACGGCGGCTGGACGGGCGTGCGGCATCGGATGCCGCTGGTGCAGATCATGTCCAATTCGGAGTCGCAATCCAAGGACGTGTTGCGGGTCGCTAACGCGATGCTGCCCCGGGCGACGCGCGAGTTTTTCGGGATCGACTGCGGGGAGACGCGCACGATCCTGTCGTCGGCTGACGAGTCGGGTGGCCGCATGGAGATCCCGACCTCGTCGGAGAAGTCGTCCGAGGGCGACCCGGCGACGTTCGTGTTCCTGAACGAGTCGCACCACATGACCGAGTCGAGCGGCGGCGACCGGGTCGCAAAGGTCGCGCGGCGCAATGTCGGGAAGTCGCCGCGGGAGATCCAGGCCCGGATGTGTGAGGGGACCAACGCGCACGCCCAGGGCGCCGATTCGGTCGCTGAGAAGTCGTACGAGGCGTGGCAGAAGCAGGTCGCGGGTCAGACGGTGCGGGTCGACATCCTGTACGACTCGATTGAGGCCCCACCGAATACGGACATCTTCGACGAGGACTCGCTCATGGCCGGGCTGCGCGCCGCGTACATGGATGCGCCCTGGTCTGACCTCGAGCGGCTCGTCGGCGACGTCCAGGACCCGGACCAGACGGTGGCCGACTCGATCCGCTACTACCTGAACGGGCTCGCAACGTCGGAGGATGCCTGGATCAATCCGCGCACCTTCGACACGCTCGCCCGCCCGGACATCGTCGTGGCCGATGGTGAGCAGATGTCGATGTTCCTGGACTGCTCGAAGAGTTTCGACTCGACGGGCCTGGTCGGCTGCAGGATCTCCGACGGGCACATCTTCACGCTCGGCGTGTGGCAGCGGCCGCCTGGGA